ACATGTAAGCGCCCTGCGGGGTGAACGAAGACGCGCCGAGCACGACGCCGTTGGTTCCTCCAGCGCTCGCGGTCGTGAACGCGCCGGTCGATGGCGTGACCGAGCCGATCGGCGTCGAGTCAATCAGCGAATTCTGGATCCACGAAGAGAAGATGGTTGTGTAAGTGTTGGCCGCGACCTTGCGCACTGGCGCGAACAATAGACTTCCGAGCAATAAAAAAGCCGCCGCGAGGGCGACTGCTTTGTTTCGCATTTTGATTTCTCCGTTTACTGCGCCGTCATGGGTGTATCGACTAGAATTCGTCCGGCCGAGTTGATGACAAAGGCCTGCGTGTAGATTTGCCCGGCTGTGCCGCCGATGGTCGCCATCGGGACCGCGCCCGGTGGGACAAATGTGCGCCCTCCGGTACCATCCTGCTGAACCATGAAGATGAGACGTTGGCCCGGGACCTGATTCACGATCGAAGATCCCGTCACGTTGCCGGTCAGCAATATCTGAAACGTGTTGCCGAGCGAGGCATCGAATGTCGGCGTCGCACTGAACGCCACTACCTGAATACGGTTCTGCGCAGCAAGCGCGGCGGCATAAATGGCATTCGTGAAATTGGTGATGAATGCCGCTTCATTGCCGTCATCGATCATCGCGATGTTAAGCATGTTCGAAACAAAGTTTGCGATCACGGCAGCACCCATGGTGGCTTGCCGAATCGGCTTGTTTAATTGCTTTGAGGGCAGCAGTCCGGAGGTGAAGCCGTCCTCTTGATACCCCGAGCCCAGATAGTTGGCCTGAGTGTCTACGTTTGCCCCCGTCGTTGCGGCAAAGGATACGTAATCAACCTGCAGTGACATTTAGCTTCGCTCCTAAGCGGTGAACTCTATTGCGAGGGCGCCCACATCCAGACCGGAGATGAGGCTCGTTTCAGCGTCGAGGCCAAACACTGGAATGTTCGGAACACTGGGCTGGTAATACCCGACGATGCGAACTCCGGCCGGGCGAAGGTTGAAGTAACCGCTGACGATAAGAGCCTGCACGACGACGCTGGTCACGCCGCCAAGAAACAGAACCGCCATCGTCATATCCTGAAAGTCCTGAATCGCGATGCGCCAACCCTCTTGAGCGAAGGCGGTGTTCCACGCGGCGTAGGCTCCCGGAACGGTGCCGTCCCAGGAATTCATCGCGATCTTGAGCTTGACGAGAATTCGGAACGAATCATCGGGCAGAACCGAGAGGCCGTTGATCTGGTCATCGGTCGGCCCAAGCAAGGTGCCCGAGTCCAGGCCAAGATTCGCATCATCGAGCGAGAACCAAACGCCGTTGATCGCCTGCGCAAGATCGCGCGTGACGCCGACCCAAGCGGCGAACTTGTCCAGTTGATCGCCCGACGCGTTTGGGTTGAAGATCCCGATCATGTCGTACAGCGTCGTCATGAGATCGACGAATGGCTGCACCTCGGCCGCGACCGTCGCCATGAACTTCGGCTTGTCGGAATGTTCGGACGTGATCAGAGATAGATAAGTATCGAGCGTCGGCGGCAAGGACGGAAGTGTAGTGCTCATGAGCCCACCACGGCGGAGACCGTGACGTTAGAAGTCGAACACTGCGCCGCCGCATTGAACGCGATCGGGATATCGGCAGACCCGAGCGATCCGGGCCCGGTCCCCATCGTGATCGAAGTCACGTCGAAGGTCAGACCGAGCGGGGTGCCGATCATGCTGGCGACCGCGACGATCCAGTTATAGCGAACCGCCTGGCCGATCGCGAGGCCTTGAATGAAGTTCACGACCGCGTTCAGAATCGCGATGCTGGTCGTCGAAACATACCCGGTATAAGTCGCGATGTTGACCTGCACGTAAATCGGCGTTTCGATCAGCGGAAAGAATTTGATCAGGACCGGGAGACCCTCGGCGTCGATCACCTGCACGGCGCTGGTTCCGTAAGTTCCGGTGCCGGGTGCTTTCTTCTGCTCGATCGTGAGCGCGATCGTGTTCGCATCCCCGCCCTCGACCACGATGGCGATCGAGTTGCGCGGGATGCCGTTTGCGTCCGTGACGTTGGTGTTGTTCTCATAACCGCGATAACGACCGATGCCGCCCGAGTTGGCGACCGCTGCCAGAATTGCATCGAGTGGCGATATCGAAGGCAGCGCGGTTGACTTGGCCTGTCGCTGGCGAAGCGCGGCGTCGGACTCAACCGGGGCGCCCGGTACCGCGTCGGCCGGGTTATTGACCGACTGCCAGCCGTTGATGATGGTGTAAAGCTGATTGATCGTGTTGGCTGCGGCCGTGATCGCGCCAGGCTGCTGTGCGGTCGCCGTGACCGTGATCGCGCCGGAGATCGGGATCGTGACCGGCGTTGGCAGATTCCAAAGGTTGCCGTTCGTGTCGCGCGCAATGCCGCCCTGAATGACGGTGCCAACGACGCCCGCAAGAGAGAGCTGTGCGGTCGAGCTGGTCGGGATCTCGCGGTTGATGCCGTTGATCTGGACAAGGGCAGAAAGCCCCACGCCTTGTGCGAACGCCGGGAAAAACGAATTGTAGACAGCAATTGCCATCTGGTTTGCATCATTGATGGCAGTGCACCGGATCGTGATGAGTTGATAGTCCTGATCGTCGGCTTCGAGCAGAACGTCCGAACCATAGATGCCTTGGTAGGTCGCGATGTCCGAAGCGATGATGTCCTCGATCGCGGGCGCGCTGATGCCGGTGGCCGTTACCTGAGCCGCTAACGTCGCAAGTGGAAGAGTACTCATTGTGGGTCCTTATGCTCCGTAGGGGTTCACACCGTAGCCGCCCACACCGTATCCGCCGGATGCGGGAGGGGCAAAGGAAAGGGAGGTCGAGATGCTCCATGGACCGTAGGCCGAAGTTCCTGCTACCGTCACCGCAAGCGCGCGCGTCACCGTATTCAACACGCTGGAATAGCTCGTGATTCCGGTCACGCCGGGGGCGTTGCGGATCTGGGTCCGGATGGCGTTGTCGTAGACGCCTTGAGGTTGAAAGCCGAGGACCTGCTGATTCCAAGGCATCCCCGCCGAAATATTGAGAAAGAACTCTCCGCGAAAAAGCTTTAACCCCGTCAAAATCTTCTGCACTACAAGCTGCGGACTATCGACAAAAAAGCTCTGGCTTCCACGCCCAAAGGTGTAATCGCCTGAACTCGAAAGCGCCCTTACGCGCATCTAATCCCCCATGGAATCAAGGTTTGCGGTACAATCTGCTCAGAAAACGGGAGTCCCCATGCCGTTGACTGTCGAACAGCTAGCGGCGCGCCTCAAGGATTCGGTTGGTGACCCAACCATCCGGATCGTGACGCTGCCAAAGAAACGCCAGATCCTGTGCCGGGAGACCGACGAGGATTTGGTGATCACACTGACGCGTCATTACTGTGCGACTGAGCCGGGATATGAAGTGATGGGGTTGAACTAAGTAACTGGCGCGCCGGTGTTGCTGCCGCCGGTCTGTACACCTGAATGAATGTGGGTAGAAACACTCACGTTGTTAAATTTCCCCTCTTTGATCGCCGTCACCTTGCCTGTCACCGCAACGTCGCCCGTGATATTCAGCGGGCCCGTGATGTTGACTCCGCCCAACGCCACGATGTTCACCACGTTGCCGCCGGCGACCTCGACATAGGTTGAGCCGTCCACGGTGCGGAACTGAGCCGTTGTGGTGCTGACGTTCGAGAGCTTCTTTGCTTGCGAGCGCGGGCCGATGAGGGCAAAACCGTCACTGAGACTGTGCATGCGAAGCTCGGCCTGCGGCTGTACGCCGCCGCTCTGCCACCAGCCGTCAATGCACCGATCGGCGAAGATGACGAGGGCCTCGTCGCCAGATTGGATCGGAAATGTCGCTACGAACTGACCGCCGCCCATGAAGATGACCGGAACGTCAGTAAGCAACGGCAGAGTAACGAACGAATATGTACCGACGTCTGCCCGAACCCGCCCCTTAATGGCCGGTTGGACCCTGCAAGTTCCCTTTGCTGGGTCGTAACTCTCAACGATTCCCGGCAGGGCCGTCCAGAGGCTGGCGGATAAGCCCTTGAGGGCGACGCGGAGCGCCTCTTCTTTATCGTTCGAACGTTCGATTTGGAGCATCGCTATCCCCCCGCCGGCACAGATGTCTGGACATTTGCCGAAATATCAACCGCAAGGCAAACCAGT